ACCAGTAAGACCAGTAGATTTTATTTGGACTGCATTTGATACAATATAAAGCGAGCCGCCAACCGAACCAGCCATATCCCAAGCACCCAAATCAATTGGCCCATCGCTCTGGTTAAAGTCATCAGAGCGTGTGAGGGCACCATATTGCATCACCATTTGTTATAATCCTTGTTTATCTCTTTCTATTATATATGATTTTACGAGATTACTTCTTACAATATCATTGGCTAGAAACTCAACAAAGTCGAACTCTCGCATATTGCGAATCACTTCCATGAACTTTTTCAAGCCTGAAAGTTCTTTCTTTCGTTCACTTGTTAGATCGTCTTGCTTTACATCGCCTGCGAAAATGATTCTACAGTCTTCACCAACACGAGTCATTACTGTGTGTAATTCTTGATCACTCATGTTCTGAACTTCGTCAACTACAATAATGCAGTCATCAAAAGTAGAACCTCTTAGAAAGGAAGTAGATATGAACTCTACATTGTTCCGTTGTTTGAGAATCTCGTATGCGTCACCTCTACCAAAAAGTTTAGTACAAATATCGTAGTACGGTGCTTCATACACTTTCATCTTATCTTTCTGAGAACCAGGCAGAAAGCCTATATCTCTTGTTGGAACTATTGATCGGATGATAAACACTTTCTTATGTGGAGTGTTTGTCTTCAGTGTTTCTTTAAGTGCAAAGTATAGTGCTAGAAATGTTTTACCAGTTCCTGCTATACCATGTAACATTAAGTTTTGACCCTCATCCCACGACTCAAAGGCTGAAGCCTGATTATCAGTCATTGGAGCAATATCTCCTTTAACTGAAAATCCTGATGAAAGTTGATTGTCTGTGTCTAATATCCCCTGTTGTCTTAATACTCGTCTTTGCCTTTTAGTTAGTCTTTCTTGTTGTTGTGCAGGCATCAATTAATCCTTATCTGGTTTTTATTGTAGACCCCGGCTTGTTCTTCTTGATTGATTTAAGTAAGTCGTTAAAGCCTTCGTCCGTTTTTCTTACACCCATTCTCACAGCGTCACCAATTGCTGGCGCATGAATAACTTTTTTCATGTTAGGGTTTTCTTTCTCGAACTCTTCCATAGAAGAGATGGACATATAATGATCAGTCACTTCACCAGTTTCTTCATTTTTGTATTGATATATAGGCATACTATTCTCCGATTGATAAAAAAAGAGAGCAATCTAGATTGCCCTCAAACGTCACATCTACCATAATGATATTTATATCAAATGAAGCCCTTATGAGAGCATTTCATAGATTTCTTTCCAACTCTGTACTGCAGGTATATCATCGTTAGCATAATCGCCTTGATGAACATGCTTCATCAGTACAGAACTCAAACCAAGACGATCACCTAACTCAGCGTTCTTGATCTTGTCTTCGACCCAAACACAACCACTGTCAAGATATGGAAGTAAAGCATCATCTTTATCAGCACCAGTGTCGAGACAATGGACTTTCTCAAAAGTCGTCTTACCAAATAGACTTGATAAGTTTTCTTCTCTCAACTTGTTGGCGTGTTGATTAAGAGTCATGCTAGTGATACAATGGAAAACATAACCCAACTCTTCGTGAATCTTGCGAACATATTTCACAGCATCCCTAAGAGGTGGCAGACAACACATGTTTGCACTCTCGTTAAAGTGTCTAATCAAAGTCTTCATTTCTGGCTTAGGCATATCAAATGCTTTTGCCATAGAATACTCACTATCGTTCTTGATTTCATAACCTTTCTCTTTCACCCAGAGTTTGAAGCTATGTTCCCAATCAAGAAGAACACCATCACAATCAACTAATATTATTTTGTTATTCAATTTACTTCCTTATCATCAAAATACAGAGTATTATAACATAGATCGCTGTCTAATGTCAAGGCACTACTTGAAGTATTTTTCAAGCATTTCATACTTGTCGTGATACTCAGCCATCTTGCCTAGTTCTTGCTCAATGGTTTCCATAACGTCTGGATGTTCAGCGATACCCGCATGAGATCCCAACAAAACTTCTACATTCATTTTATGCTTTCCTGCTTGGGCTTGCATATAGTCCATAGATGCTTTAACTAGATCGTTTTTGAAATTTTTCATATTTAAATCCTACTTTAGATTACAAAATCATCGCCTGGTTTCCAAGCACAGCCCGTTAAGCCACCTGCTTGTAATGCTTTGAGTGTACGCAATACTTCTTGAGCATTTCGCCCAGTATCAAGTACGTTTACTGAAACGTGTTGAACAACACCCTTTGGATTAAGAATAAATGTTGCTCTTTGTGCAACACATTCTTGATAGTCAACAACACCACAATCTCTTGCGAGTCTTAGTCCACAATCGGCAAGTAGTGTGTGTTGGATATTTCCGATTAGATCGTTGTCTTTCTTCCATGCAAGTTTACAGAACTCGTTGTCTCCGCTAATACCCAAAACATTAGCATACTCAACTAGATCGTCCATTCCTGCAATTTCAGTCGGACAAATAAAAGTAAAGTCTTTGGGATAAAAGTAGATCACAGACCATTTATCGTTACTAAGATCATCACTATTGACCTTAACGAATTCGTTGTTTGCGTCTACACCATTCAGATTAAACTCTGGGAACTGAGTCCCTACCGCTGTTATCATAATATAACTCCATTACTAAAAATTAAAACTTAGAAAGAATCTCGGTTCTTTCGCTTATTTCGTCTCGCTTCTTGAATCTTTGCTTTACGCTTGTCGTATCGCTTCGAGTCCTTTTTCACTTCAAAGTCCTCATCAATCCATTCACGAAATTTTTTACTCTTGTTTTTACCCATAGCTTTTACACTCTTACACTTTACACTTTATGATTCGTTTTTCTTTGGTCTACCACGACCACGTTTCACTGGAATCGGATTCACAATGCCACCTGGAAATGCTTTATTAATCACTTCAGGAGAAAGATCAGGATACGGCTCTTTAGCAATAGTTCTAATAACTAACTTAGCATCTTCTGCATCTATAGATTCTAGCAACTGAATAAACAACTGCTCTTTTCGTATTCTTTGTAACTCTTTTCCTTGAGGCATCTGCTCAACAAAGTACGGCATTTTTCTCATTTCACGATACAGTAAACCATGCGATTCGTGTATCACAGACTCGGCATATGGTGGAGCAGTATCTGGTAAATCGAAAGTCCATCTTGCGTCACACATCAATGCGAGTATGTCTCTTAGTTGTTTGCTGTCATTCTTTTTAAGAACGGCAACCTTCTCTTCAACTGTTTCAGCTTTTCGGGCAGTGTTAACAATCTCTGCCAGAGATAATGTAGTCATTTTAAAACTCCGTTATACATTCCATTAAATTTCTAAGTTTATTTTTGATAAAGTAATTCAGTAACTGACTACGATCTTTTCCATTCTCTTTATGCCAAATAGAAAGGATCTCTTCTTTAAGTGCATTCGGTACATCAGAAAGATCAATCAAAGCCTTATTTCTCATGTAGTTACGTTTTACTTCATCTTGCATATTATTTATATCAGCCCATTCTGCAATTCGTTTCTGCGTAATCGGGCGTTGTCTTATACCCATAACAAAAGCATTATCAACAGACAAAACATTTGGTATTCCATCACCTGCGTCACCTTTGAGTATATGTTCAGCAAGATATTTCTCTGGATTTGAGTTTGAAATCCATCGTTTTCTTACAGGATCATACTGCTTCACATTAGCATACTTATGAAGTTGTATGTAATCTTTATCACCCGATAGAATTAAAATAGGCTCACCCATATTCAACTCAGTACCTTCTTCGTGAGTGATAACTCCAATTATATCATCTGCTTCACAAGTTTCGACCTGAATAACTTTGTATGGGAAGAACTCTTTGAGTTCATCACGAATTGTATTCAAAGCAGTAAAGATAGCATTCCAATCCAACTCAGAACTATCTCTCGATTTCTTGCGGTTAGCTTTATAGTATGGATACATTTTTCTGCGCCAATAGTTCTTATCGTCACAGCATATCACAAGTTCACCAAACTCAGAATGGAACTTCTTGCGATTTGCTCTCAATGTATTCAATATCATATGCCTTAGCATACTTACGTCAATCTCTGCATTCTGATGATTACCAATTTGCATCATCATATTTGCGATCATAACTTGGTTCATATCAACCAATATCATTATCTTCTCCTAACTTAATTTAATAGTTCTGATACTATAACATAAGTTGGCGTGTTTTGTCAACCCAATTTTCATTGCTTTTCCCAAGTCTGTTCAGAGGTTAGTTTAAAACTACCCACATGATCTTGACTCGGCCATGTTTCTGGTTCAATCATACTAATGAACAGTCCATCTTTGCTATCATATAAGTGATAGACTTCTCCTACAACTGGCACAATATTACATCTTGCGTTATACATCAATGCAGTATCTTCAGCAAGTTCTACCAGTTTAAAGTATTCTTCTTTCAATGCTTCAAACTTTGTTTCGAGTTGATGCGTTGCACTAACACCACGTTCCTTACTCACAGTAAGGACATCAGGGACTGTAAAAGCAGGTGCACCCACATTCGTTGGATACGACATAAGTGCTGGCGTATCAACTACATTATCTGGTTTAGTCTTCGATCCCATCAAAGTATACTTCCATATCCGATATAAAGTCTTTAAGCATTTGGGGTATATCGATCTCACTTTCATTTGCGACATCTTCAAAAACAGTATCAGAAAACTTTTGGAAAGAATACTCTTCACCAATAGATCTATGCACTAGAGATTTTGATGCCTCAATGATTGTCAATATATCAAGCATAGATCTAGGATCATTCTCTACATCTATACCCATTCCTCTCAAAGCCCACACTGTTTCTCTTGCATTGATTACAGAAAAGACTTCAGCGACTTCTTTATCACTCTCTAATATGAGAGCATCAATCTCTTCTTCTCGCTTCTTTCTTTTTTCAAATGCTTTCGTGAAATCTATTATATTATCTTTCACTTGTTAACCTTGAGAATAACTGTGTCAGCATTAATTCTTCCATCAGTTGGTTTCTGTGCAGTTTTCAGTGCTTTGAGTGCCTTCAATGCTCTAAGTTTTGTGACTTTGTTTATGGAGTCAATAGTCTCTTCTGGTTTACGAAGTTTCTTTTTAAACGAAAGTTCACTGTCATAGTTTTTGATTGTCGTGCCTTTCACGATAAACCCATCATTACTATTCGTTACTAGATACTTTATAACTCGTGTCTTAGTATTGAATAGATATACTTCAGTAGCACCAACAATATATGCAGGGCTTGTACTGGTTATCTTATAATCAGCAGACTCTTTTTGATAGATCACTTTCTCGACTTGTTTCGTTGCGGGTGTTGCTTTCTTAGCACGAGGCTTTCGTGTTGCTTTCTTACTCAACACATACTTATCGGCATCACTCACAAATCCAGAAACTAACTTTAACAGACTCTTCTGTTGAGAAAGTGTCAAGTGATTATATCCCTCAACTAGATCATCTGTTCTATCTTCAACGAGTTCAGTCAACTCGCTTTCAAATTCTTTATAGAATTTTGCCACATCTCTACCCGTCTGAGTAGCGGCATCAATTCCTTTTAGATGAGTGTATAGGGAAAACTTCTTGTCTAAAGAACCATCAAGATGCTCATCAATAAATCCCTCTATCTCACCAATGACATTGAGAGTTTTTTCTTTTAACAACTCGGATGGGTTCTTCTTCTTAACAACAGGCTTATCCTCTTCTTCCTCAAGATCAACCTTATTGTCTATATTCTTTTGACCAAACTGTAGAATATCATCTACATTGTCATTGATAAAATCGATGGCAGATAGATCTAGTTCTGCACCCATTAACTGCATCTTCATAAGTGATGCTAGTGTAGCAGATACTCTCCAATCTTCACTTGCTTTGAATGTTTTTAAATCACTTGGACGATTGGTTTTAATCCACTCTTGCGCCCAAGATACATAAGATTTCTTTTCATAGAAGTATCCATAGTGACGTAAAGTCTCTAGAATCTTCTTGCGATACTCTTCTGGTTTTACTGATGACCAGTCGATAGTTTCACGACCAATATTAGTCTCTTCCGCTAACTTGGCGGCATTGCCTCTGCGAGGTATTGCTCTCTTTTTAGTCTTAGCCAT